GTACGACGAGGTTCTAGGTGAGTACGACGTCAGGATTGCACGATCATGGTCGAAGACCCTGATGGAGCTGGCCACCTACCTACGTGATACTAAGACTGCATCAGCACCAGAAACGAAAGCAGACGACTTCAACATTGACGTATGGACGGAGAAGTTCCTAAAATCAACAGAGGAAGACCGCAACGAACTCGTCGAGCTAATCATTCGACTCAGTCAAGAGGAAGTCGATGCAGAGCCTGGTGAGTTTGCCAAAGCCCGAGAAGCTGGACAGCGTGAATCAAGTGACAAGATTAGGGAGACCGTGCCCACCTTACGTGAGGATGTGCAGAAGGTCATTCTCGCAAACCCGACAGCATCGGGTGACGAGCTTGGCCAGTTGATCTACGACAGGTTTGAGGAGTTACGCAAGCCTCTGCTGCCTACAACAAAGCAAAGCCGAGCCGACGTAATTGGTCGCACGACAGCAACAGCAACCACAGGCACTGTGCAGAAATCAGTCTGGGCAGAGATAGGTGGCATCACAAGAACATGGGCAGCCTTGTCAGGTGCGAGGGCAGCACACGCTGCAGCGCACGATCAGCCCGAGGAAGCTGATGGCATGTTTGTTGTCGGTGGCGAACGCACTCCCTACCCTGCAGGCCCTGGGCTAACTGCTGCTAACTCCGTCAACTGTCGATGTTTTGCACGAGCTCGCAAGGCCGTCTAAGTTGTGGATAATTACAAGAACGAAAAGCCGAATTTCGGGAATTACGGGGAACGTAACCAATGAAGATAGAACGCAAATCATTTGATATTGAGACCAAAGCCGATGGTGACACTGGTGTCATTGAGGCCATTGTGTCGGTATTCAATAATGTAGACAGCTATGGAGACCGTGTTAAGTACGGTTTCTTCGACGAATCACTTAAGACCAAGCTACCCAAAGGCGTTTGGGCTCACGACTGGAAAACACCAGTTGCCAAGACCTTGGAAGCCCGTGAGCTAATGCCAGGTGATCCCCTACTTCCCGAGCGCCTCAAGGACTTAGGCGGCCTGTATATCAAGGGCCAATTCAACATGAACACCCAGCGAGGACGTGAGACCTACAGCGACATCAAGGAAGGCATCATCGACGAGTTCTCAATCGGCTATTCCGTAACCGAGGAAGGCTACAGCCCAGACGGAGCCCGTGAACTTGTCAAGGGCAAACTATACGAATGGTCACCAGTGCTGTTCGGTGCTAATTCAGAAACTGCTTTAATCAGTGCCAAGGGACTCAACGATGACCTTGCCGACGTCGGAGCCGACGTGGAGCGTGTTGTTACGAGGTTGAACGAACGTGCTGAAATAAGAATCAAAGAAGGGCGAACGTTATCGTCGGCAAACGTGACACGCCTGACTCAACTGATGGAGACGCTGACGACAGCCGTTTCCAGTATCAAGGGACTCATCGAGTCCGCACAACCCGTGAACGCAAAGGCAGCCATGGAAATGGAAGCCCTGCGTCAATTAGTAAACAAAAGGATTAAACAATGAACTTGCAACAGATCAACGACTCGATCGTAGCAAAGTCTTCCGAGCTTGAAACACTGCTCGCCAAGACAGAGCCATCGATGGACGAGGTCAAGGCTGCCAAGACTCTCAACGAAGAGATCGACGGCCTGACGGCACAAGCCGATGAAATCAAGTCGTTCGAAGCTATCAAGGCCAAGAACGCACAACGTGCTGCAGAAGTTAAGACTGCAGTGAACAAGCTCCCACAAACATCAGACGTCAAGGTCGGCCAGTCATCAGCAAAGGCGAACATGCCAGAAGCTGAGTACAAGGCATACGTGACAGGCTTGTTTGTTGGTGGTCTCCAGAACGAGACAGCACGCCAGAAGTACGCTGAAGTCACTGGCATTGATTACAAGACACACACACAGGGCAACGACGCAACAGGTGGTATCTTCGTACCAACGGAGACGTCAAGTCTTATCATCAACCTCAAGGACACCTACGGTTCTTTCCGTCGCAACGTCCGTGTTGAGCCTATGGGCTCTGAGTCAATCCGCATCTTCCGCACTGGTGATGACGTAACGGCATACTGGGGATCAGAGACAGGAACACTGTCATCATCTGACATGTCATTCGATGCTGTCACGCTCAACGCTAAGAAGATGTATGCCCTCGCAGTTCTTTCTGAAGAACTCGTGATGAACAGCACACAGAACCTTGGCCTTCGCTTTGCTGAATCAGTAGCTCGTCAGTTCGCTAAGAAGGAAGACCAAGCTGGTTTCTTGGGCGACGGAACATCTACCTACGGTGGCGTTCTTGGTCTCTATGGCAAGCTCCAGAAGGTCCTCACAGACGGTGGCGGCACATGGACAAACGACACGCACAAGGGCTATCTCGGATCAGCTCAGGTGTGCACAGGCAACCTCTTCTCAGAGGTTACGATGGGCAATCTGATTGCAGGTATGCGTAAGGTTCCAACATACGCACTCACAGGTGCAAAGTGGTATTTCAACAAGGTAGCTTTCGGTGAGACAGCCGAGCGCCTGGCGTATGCACAAGGTGGATCAACAGCAGCAGAACTCGCAGGCTCATTCGGCCAGCGTCTGTTCGGTTACCCTGTTGAGTTCGTTGACGTCATGCCTGGCACTGACGCAAACTCACAAGTCTTCGCATGGTTTGGCAACCTGTCACAAGCTGCAACGCTTGGCGATCGCATGACAACAGCCATCAAGCAAGACGCAAGCAAGGGCTTCGACACAGACACAATCTATGTCAAGGCCACACAGTATCTCGACATCAAGGTGCACGAGATGGGCAACTACAACGCAACAGCAGCAAGCCGTGAGACTGGCCCGATTGTTGGATTCGTAACTATTAACTCATAAGGTGACAACATGAACGCACTACAAAATGTGAAGGTTGTCAACGTCACGCCACCAGCAGCCATCAAGGATGCGGCCTCGTTCGCAACGACATCAATCGACACAGCTGGCTTCGGCAAGCTCGCAGTTTACTTCAGCCTCGGTGCAACCGACATCGCTATGACAGCTCTCAAGCTGCAGGAAGCTGATGACGATTCCTCCTATGGAGACATCACTGGCTGTGTATATGGCGCCTCTGGTGCTCCTGCACTTCCGACGGCTGACGACGACAACAAGGTCTTCGGGTTCTTCGTGAACCTCGCAGGACGCAAGCGTTATATCGACGTAGTTGCTACTGCAGGTGACGGTGCTGCAGGTACATTCGGTACATGTATCGCAGTACTATACAACGGCGAAGGCATCAACACAGCTACAGAGCGTGGCCTTGCTGCAAACATCATCAAGGACTAAGGTGTCTTGACTTCAGGGGCCTCGGCCTCTGAGGTCAGCACACAGGGTGAAACATGGTTACGTTATCGAGTTCAGGTGCAAGGGTCGATATAGAGCTTCGTAAGGGTGCAGCCTTTGCGAGGACACTGACCTATAAAGTAAACAGTGCGACGACGAACATCACAGGTTACACCTTTGCTGGTCAGATACGAGAGATCGACGGAACACTTGCCGCGACTCTCACAATCACAACGGTCAGCGCTGCAGCAGGTACGTTCTCGATTTCGCTGACGTCTGCACAGACTGCAGGCCTGACGGTAGGCAAGGTATATAACTGGGATTTGGAAGTTACAATCTCCAGCACTACGACAGAACTGTTGCGTGGCCTGGTTACTGTTCTTTCGGAGCAGACAACGTGAGCACTACGGTCAATGTTCTAACAAACAATTTGATCGTTGATGTCGTCGAAGAAACTGCAACGGTCAATCTTGTCACGGAGTCGATAACTCTAGACATCGAGTCTGGTGGTATTGTCGCTGCTAACATTGACACGAGTATTGTCGCATCGACATCTATTTCAGCACTGCGCTGCATCACCACTGACGGCTCTGGACTGGCCAAGTACGCAACACCAGACACGCTGGCGAATGCTGTCGTCATCGGCATTAGCACGACGTCAGGCAATGCTGGAGAGACTATCACAGTCAAGACCTCTGGACAGCTCACAGATGGGTCCTGGTCATGGACAAAGGGCACTATCTACCTAGGCAGTAACGGAGTGCTCACACAGACGGCTCCGAGCGGAGGTGCTATTATCGTGCACGTGGCCAAAGCAATAACAGCAACAACAATCATCATCGACATCGACACAACTATCACAACGGTGTAAACATGGCAGCGAAGTACATTAAAAACAACGGTGGACAACTTGCAGAAGTTGAAGCTATAACAACGTCAGCAGGTGCTGGCGATTCTGGCAAGATTATCGGTCTAGATTCTAGTGGCAAGATCGATACCTCGATGATGCCCTCAGGTATCGGAGCTGATACGGAAGTGATGGCTTCATCTGAGAACCTAAGCGCAGGTGACCTCGTAAACATCTTCGACGATTCAGGAACACGCAAGGCACGCAAGGCAGACGCAAGCAATGGACGTCGTGCGCACGGCTTTGTACTTGATGCGGTAACAAGTCCAGCAAATGCTACGGTATATCTCAGCGGTGACATTACAGGCCTCACGTCGATCACTCCGGGCGTTCCTCGCTATCTGAGCGGAGCAAGCGCAGGCGCATCGACCGCGACAGCTCCGAGCACGTCTGGGTATATCTCGCAAGAAATCGGCATCGGAGTTTCGAGCACGGCTGTAGTATTCAAACCCGCACAACCTATCACACTGGCCTAACC